AAGAGGGCCTGAGCTTCGAGATCGCCTGCCATGCGCGCGTCGGAGGGGTGGTCTTCTACTACCCCATGAGCATGGTCGTCGGCGACGGCGTCTGACCCCCTGTCCCCCAAAAGACGAGGCTTGGCCCGCCAGCACCTACCCCACGAATTGACGGGGCAAGGGCTGGCGGTTGTATGTTTGGCGTGTGCGGTAGAGAAGCCCGGTATCTCGTCAGGCTCATAACCTGAAGGTCGTTGGTTCAAATCCAACCCGCGCAACATTCTTCCGTGGGTACCAAGTACAGGCAGCCCCTCGCGCTCGTGATGGCGAGGGGCTCTCGATTCTGGCAAGGTGAGGGCGCAGTCCAACCCCCGCATTGCCGAGGAACACATGCCCGAGCCCATCATCAAAAAGACCGAAGTTCTCGACACCACCAAGGCCGTCGTCGCCGGCCCGCCGCCAGCCGCCAAGCAGGCGCGCAAAGAGCCCGACGACATCATCGACGAGACCGATGAGGCCGACGGCGTCGAGGAGCAGCCGACCGAAGACTTCGTTCAAGTCGAGAACACCAGCGCTCGCATTCACGGCATCGGCCACATGCAGCCCAAGGGAGCTCGCGGCGTGCACGTCGGCGTCAGCTTCAACCTGGTGCCAGGCATCAACAAGGTGCCGCGCTCGCTGTGGGAGGAAGCCAAGAGCCACCGCATGGTCGCGCTCCACCTCAACGAGGGTACCTTCGTTGAGGGCAAGAACAAGCCGCTCTCCAGGGAAGTCGAAGGCAAGGCCGTCAACATCGTGAAGAAAACCTTCACCATGAAGCTGCTGCGCGAGTTTGCTCGACAGGACAAGCGGGCCCGCGTGGTGAAGGCCATTCAAGACCAGATGAAGTTGCTCACCGACACCGACCCCAACCAGGCCGAAAACGGCGGCGTCACCATCGAGTAAGCCCACGTTCACGCCCCCCAAGCTCAGAGCGAGCACCGCCATCGGCAGGCGGAGGTCGGCCCCCTCGCGAAGGGCCGGGGGGCTCCAGTTTTCCTGGAGGTAGCGCGCCATGGCTGTTTCGTTCGACTGGGATGCCGTCATCGTCATGGCTCCAGAGCTTTCGGCGCTCTCCACTGACGCTCAAGACGAAGTGCTCGCCGCCGTGAATGACGAGGTCGACGCCGTCGCCTTTGGAACTGCCGAGCGCGCCGACCGCGCAGGCCTCTGGCTGGCGCGCCACCTCGGCACCATGGCTTTGACCAAATGGGGAGGCGGTAGCGCTCCTGTCTCCTCGGTCTCGGCTGGCGGCGTGAGCAAGAGCTTCAGCATCGGCAGTCAACTCCAAGACACCCTCAGCCTCACCAAGTATGGGCTCGAGTACCTGCGGCTCGTGCGGCTGTTCTGCCCGCGTTTCGCGGTGCTGTGATGAAGGCCAAGCTCACCCTCGTCGACAAGGACCGAGGGTATGAGAAAATCGTCAGGGAGTTGAAGCGCGTCGCCAAAGGCAGCCCGTACATCAGGCTTGGCGTCATCGGTGGCGGGGAAGTGGCGCTGATTGCCCTCGTGCACGAGTTCGGCTCCGAGAAGAGGAGCATCCCCGAACGCAGCTGGCTTCGCAGCGCCATCGACCGTCACCGTGGCTGGTCTGCGCTGCGCGAGAAGCTCCTCAAGGCAGTCTTCGAGGGCAAGCTCAGCGCAGAGCAGGCCCTTGGGCTCCTGGGGCAGCAGGCGGTTGCAGACATCAGGGCGGGCATCGTCGCCGGCATTCCCCCGCCGCTCTCGCCGAAGACCATCGCAGCCAAGGGTTCCGACAAGACCCTCATCGACAGCGGCCGATTCTTCGGCTCCATCAGCTACCAAGTCACCAAGGCAAAGGCGGGCGAATGAACGACGACCTCTCAGACGTCATCGACACGCTCTCCAGCGGCACCTACGAGGTACGCCGCCTGCCGGCCTCGGTTTTCGTCGATGGGCACGCCATCGAGCCCGTGGCTGCCGATGCCTGGGTGAAGCTCACCGCCTATGCGCTTGGCGACCGCGTCACCAGCGACCTTCAGGTGTGGGAGTGCTCGGTAGCCGGGACTTCGAGCTCGACCGCCCCCACGGGCGGTACCGACGCGGGCACCGTCACCGACGGCACCGTGTCGTGGACTTGGATTGCCCCAGCGGTCTCGAGCACCTTCACCATCACAGCCAGTGTTCAGCCGCTCTCGGGCCGGCAGTTGGACCGCCTGCCAGAACTCCTGCGCTCGCGAGAAGTGCAGGTACTTTTCACCAAAGACGAACTTCGCATCGCCAGCGCCACCACTGAGGGTGACCTCGTCACCATCGACGGTGACGTCTGGGAGGTGCAACAGGTCGAGAATTGGCGTACTTTGGCGACATTCACCAGGTGCCTCGTCGCACGACGGGGCCGTTAACCACGAGGGCTTCACATGAACCGCATCGCCACGTTTCTCACCCTGGCCGCCGCTCTCGCGGTTGTCTGCTTTGTCGCCGCCCCGCCTCCTGCATACGCCGCAGACGTCTGGAAGGCCGCACTCACCTCGAACGACGCCGGCACGACCAACTCCGTGCTCGTCGGCGGAGGAATCACTGTCGCGCTGCAGTGCGACAACCCAGCCTGCTACAAGGCGTCGCTCACCACGCCCATCACCGCCGACTGCTCGAAGGACTGGGTGCTCCAGCCGTCGACCTCTGGCTCTGGTGCCGTCATGGGAACGTTCAATCTGCTCACCTTTGGCGGCGGCGACGGCGGACTCACGGCTGTATCGCTCGCGCCAGTGCCAGTCGTGAAGTACCAGAAGGAATTCGACATGGGTGGCCTTGCCTATGTGGCCGCGTTCGCGCTCGACGGCGGGAACCCTGCCTGCGACGTCTACACAGTCGTGAAGAACAAGGCGCAGTAACGTTCCCACCCCCGAGGTACGCCCATGCGTCGACTTCTCTTTCTGGTGGTCATTCTCGCAGGGTCGCTCGCGGCCCTGGCTGGCCCTCCACGCTCCTGGGTCGTCACGAACTCGGGAGCGTCGGGCATCGACCCTGTCGCCACCAACGAAGGGGTCGGGCTCGGGCAGATCCAGGGCATTCGAGTTCGCGTCTCGAGCGTCACCGGCACCATCACGGGCGGCACCCTGTGCGCCTACTACCTGGCGCAAGACGGTGGATCTGGCGCCTGGAGTCGCAACAAGGGGCTCGACTTCACCATCCCGAGCGTCACTCGAGTCGATGGTGGTGGCGTGAGTTCTGTCACCCTGCCAGACCTTGCCGTCGCTGGGGCCTTTGGTCGCGCGGTCTGGGTGGCCTGTGGCGTCACGGGCGTTGCTACTGACGGCGGAACCAACAGCTACTCGGTCACCACCGAGGCCTATGGCCCCGGCCTTCCCTGAGGTGAACATGCGTCGCCTGAGTCTGCTCGTCTCGCTGCTCGCCGCCACCGCCTGGTCGCAGGCCCTCGCTCCGGCTCCGGTAGTGCCAGGCGTGCCGAAGTTCTGCGACGTAGTGAACGCCCAAGGCCTACTCACAGACCCGGCACTGTGTATGAACGGGGACCTGACGACGACCGATGGGACTACGTCTCAGTTCACGTCGACGGGCACAACCACCACCGACAAGACTTCCTGGTGCCCCCCCGCCCTCTCTCCCTGCGTGGATGTGCTGGCGCAGCGCACTCCAACCATCAATGGCGCTGCGGGGTGGTGGTCTCCGACCGTGACGCCGCCAGCTTCAGGTGGCGCACTATCCATCTGCTGGTTTGGGCGGCTCGACTACACCCTCACGGCGAACACCCAGACCCTCGCCGCCATCAGCAAGACATCCTCAGGCGCAGCTGCGTCGGCATGGCTGCAAGTTGGCACGACGAGTAAGGCGAAGTTCATCGTCTCCGACTCCATCTGCTCGAACAACTCAACCGGCACGGACGACGGCGTGATGGTGCCTGGGGTCAACTATCTCGTCTGTGGCACCAAAGCGGCGGGCGCGTCGTACGCTCGGGTGTGGCTTAACGGCACCACGACGAATCCTGGTTTCGACGCGACCTTCACTGGTGTCTGCTCAGTCGCGCTCGAGCGGTACGCAGTCAACATGTACAACGTGAACGGGGTCGCCACCGGAACCACGCAGGGCTCAGTCAGCGGCGCTTTCTTCACGTGGAAGGACATCGGCTCGGCCGGAGCCCTGTCGCTCTACAACGCGTTGCAGGCCTACAAGCCCATCGATCGCGCGACCACACCAGCCACCGCGCTTGCCAATGGCTCGAGCGGCTCGGGCGCCTCAGACGTCGTCGTGAAAGTCGGGACGTCGCTTGCCGACGGGTCCACCAACGCCAGCGCCAAGTTGCTTTCTGTGCGCACAGGCCTCGGAGCGACCGAGGTTGAGAAGTTCTATGTGCGTGGTGACGGCGCCACGGTAGCTGGAGCCATCACCGCGCAAGGCGACCTCTCGACCCAAGGAGTGCTGGGAATGACCCAGTCGTACGCCCTGGTGAAAGACGCCAACGCGTGGGTTCGGTTTGAGATGGACACCAACGGAGTGGGCGGCCTCAACTACTACCAAGGCGGCGCCAGTGATGGTGCGTCAGCCATCGCGCACATGTTCACGAACATGAACGCGCTGTCGAACGCGACCGCAAAGATCGCCTCGTTCGAGGCCGGAGCGAACAACGCCAACGAGAAGGCGTACATCACCGCGCTCGGCACCTTCGGTCACCCAGGGTCGATTCCAGACGCCTCCGGCTCGCCCGGCAACGCGACGCAGAACGGCCCAAAGGGCAAGGCGGCGATGGCGAACGCCGCCGCTGCTGTCACCATCACCAACAACCAAGTCAACGTGAATTCCATCGTCAACATTCAATGGGAGGCCGACCCTGGCCAGCGACATTGGGTGACCTACGCGGCTGGCTCCTTCACGCTGAACACAACTTCCGCCGTCGCGGCCAACAAGACCTTCCGTTGGTACGTCGTTCAGTGAGGGCGCCATGAGCGATTTCGTCTACGACGGCACCAACCTCCCGACGGGGAAAGTCGACAAAACGCCGCTCACAGGGGCTGCTACCCAGGCCGTCACAGCGGCGGAGTGGAACTCGTCGATGCAGGCGGTCGCGGACCTGCGCGACGCAGTGCTGACCGGCGACTTCCATGGACTCGCCTCGAACCCGACGGCTCCGGTCGCTGGCGTGAATTCGATGCGCCTGCGCAACAACGCGGGCGACCTTGAGGTCAGCGAAGACGGTGGCGCGTACTACCGCCCCGACGGCGACGTCTTCAACGTGAAGGCATGGGGTGCCAAGGGCGACAGCACCACCAACGACACCGCCGCCATCGCCGCAGCGACGGCCGCTCTCCAAGCCGCTGGCGGTGGCACGCTGCTGTTCCCGCCAGGCACCTACATCATCGGGAGCCAGACCTTCGCCAACGGCGCCGGGCACGGCTACTCATACACCCCAGCGCAGGTGGTGCACCTGAATGGCTGTGCGAGGCCGGTGCTCATCAGTGGCTATGGCGCCAAGCTCAAGTGGGCTTCGGGGCTCAGGTACGGCTCGTTCGACCCCGTCACTGGCGCAGTCGCGCACCCAGCGATGCCAGTCTACAACACCGACTACCAGGCTTCGCTTGGCACTGCGATCTCCGTGAACTCCTGTGCTGTCGTCCGAATTGAAGGGCTCGAGATCGATGGCAATGACTCGGGGCTCATCATCGGGGGCTACTGGGGCGACACGGGCACGCAGGTTGGCCACTCTGGAGTCGAGGGTTACCAGAACTCGGCAGTGACGCTGGTTGACCTCTACGTCCACCATCACGGCCTCGACGGGTTCGCGCTGGGCACGACCGTTGCCACTGAAGGCGACGCACACAAACCCTTGGTGATGCAGCGGTGTCGCTCTGAGTACAACGGGCGACAGGGCCTCTCTCTCGTCGGCGGCAATGCAGGACTCTTTCATGCCTGCGTCTTCGCACACACCGGGCGAGGCGTTGTGCAGTCGGCGCCTGGAGCGGGCGTGGACATTGAGGCGGAGCTTGGGCTTGTTCGTGACATGCACTTCGACTCGTGTGTGATGCGAGACAACGCAGGACCAGGCGTCGACATCGACTCAGGCGACACTGCGCGCGTGCGGTTCACCTCATGCACCCTCTGGGGCAGTAGTTCGTGGGCGGTGATCATTTCGAAGCCAGATCTCCAGTTTCACTCGTGCCGTTTTTTTGGCGCCGTGCTCGCGAACGGCGACCGCTCACAGTTCGTTGACTGTCTCATCACCAACGTCGCCGAACCGGCGCGCTCGACCACCGCCAGCAGCGTCAATGGCTACCTCTTCGAGAGCTACGGCAAGGGCGTAGTGCTTGAGCGCTGCCGGCTCGTCGTCCCCAAGTGGACAGCGTTGTACCCTGGGGCCGGCGCGAGCCACTACGCGGTAGCCTTCATTTCGCCGAGTGTAGTCACCCAAGCGGATTGGACCGTGATTCGGGGCTGCTACATCGAACACCAGGATTCTGGTCTGCCAGACCAAGGCAACTTGTGCGTTTTCGCGAACGTGCGCATCGAAGGAACGACTTTCGCGGAGTCCTACAGCCCTGCCCCAGTGAGTGGGTACTACTGGGCAGATGTCAGTGGCGACTCCTGCCGCCTCGGGCACGACGTGAGCGTCGACTGTACCTACTCGAAGTGGGTGTCGTGGTCTGGAGGCGCTGGTGCGACCACGGGTCGCCTGCCGCATGGCTCGCAGACAGAGAAGGACTCGGGGCGGTCGCTGTTCCGCACCCTGACGTTGCTGAAGGTGCCCGACTACCCAGGCATGTACTATGGCACCGCGCAGATCTGCTTCGGCGCCGTCATCCCCGTGGCCGGCACCTGGACCGTCGGCAGCATCGTCCTCAACAATGCACCCACGACGGGCCAGCCAGTCGGCTGGGTCTGCACGGTCGCCGGTACGCCCGGCACCTGGAAGGGCTTCGGTACGGTCTCCTGATGCCATTTCCGGCCTCATTCCCAGCCCCGTTCGGCGCGACGTCGACGACAAGGTCGACGGAGGAAACGGTGCGTCTGGCGGTGGTCGCAGCCTCGGGACTCGCAGACACGGCGGTCGTCTTCGGCGACCAGAAGGCGCGCGTCGCCGACGGCGCATACATCACGGTCAGTGTCGACGGGCCCAGGACCATCGGTGGCCCGAAGGGCGAGACTGCCACCTATGACTCGTCGCAGGCAGTCGGCGAAGAGATTGAGCTCAAGCTGGTCGGGCCTGCTGAAGTCACCATCAAGCTGCAGGCCTTTACAGTCGGCGTGACGCACTCCACAGTCGACGCTCGAGCCCTGATAGCGCGGGTTCAGGCTGGCCTGCAGTTGTCGGTACGTCGCGAAGAGATGCGGGCCTTTGGGCTCACCATCTTCGACTTCGGAGCCGTGCAGTACGTGCCCAAGACGTATGGGGCCGAGTTCGAGGGCCGCGCGATGCTCGACCTGCGCGGCTACGTTGTGCAAGAGGCCTCGGCGCGTGTAGGGTACATCGAGACGGCCGACGTCACCGTGACCGTCAGCACCAGTGCAGGTGATGAAGTGCAGGACGTCGTCGTCGGAGGAGATTGAACATGGCCAGCCTGTCCACTGTCGTCAACGTGTCCATCTCCGTGGTTGCTGCTCGCGCCGCTGCGGCCGGCTTCGGAACTCCCCTGATTCTGAGCCACTCCGCCACCTGGTCTGAGCGCGTGCGGTCGTACTCGAGCCTCGCTGGCGTGCTCGCCGACTTCGCGGCGACCACCCCGGAGTACAAGGCCGCGAACGCCATCTTCAGCCAGCCCATCGCGCCGACCACTGTGAAGATTGGCCGAGCCGCGCTGGTGCCCACGCAGCGTTGGGCCATCACGCCAGTGGTCTCGAACAGCACAGTCTACAAGATGACTATCGTGAGCACTGCCGGGGTCGAGACCGTGTGCAGCTACACCTCCGACGCTTCAGCGACGGTCACGGAGATTATCGCCGGTCTGAAGGCGCTCATCGACGCGGTGGGATTGGCGGTCACCGTGAGTGACCAGACCACCTACATGCGCATCGTGGCGAACGTCGCTGGCGTGTGCTTCGGCGTATACGTGGACGACGTCTCGAAGCTCGGCATCGCCATGGACCATGCTGACCCTGGCGTGGCGACCGACCTGGCGGCCATCGTCGCCGAAGACTCCAACTGGTACGCGCTGCTCACCCTGTTCAACTCGAGCGCAGTGGTGGCTGCGGCTGCGGCGTGGATTGAATCGAGCGGCATGCACTTCTACGAAGCGGCGACCCAAGACTCGGTCGTCGTCACGGCTGCGACCGGCATCGGCCTGACGTTGAAGACCGCCGCGTACCGGCGAACGGCGTGCATCTACCACCCGCGCAACCACCAGTTCGCCGACGCCGCCTTCCTCGGCAAGTGGCTGCCGACGACGCCTGGCTCCGAGAACACGAAGTTCCTCACGCTCACCGGCATCACGGCGACCGTGCTCACCGACACCCAGCGTTCCAACGCCCTCGGCAAGTACGTCATGGTGTACGACACCATCGGCGCAGTCCCGATGACCGAAGAGGGCCACGTTGCCTCTGGCGAGTGGATTGACGTGATTCGCGGCATCGACTGGCTCGCGAGCGACATGGGCACCGCCGTGTTCAACCTGCAGCTGGCGCTGGCGAACGCGCAGTCGAAGATTCCCTTCACCGACGAGGGCGTTTCGCAGATCAAGGCGCTGGTGCTCGGCTCGCTGAAGAAGGGCGTGCGCACCGGCTTCCTGAGCCCCGACCCTGCTCCGACCGTCTCCGCGCCCAAAGTGGCCGAGGTCAGTTCGACCGACAAGGCCGCGCGCAACCTCCCCAGTGTCACGGGCAGCGCCGTGCTCGCTGGAGCCATCAACTCCACCGCCGTGAACATCACGCTCACGACGTAAGAGCCCGAAGGAAGCCCAGCCCATGAAGACCTTTGACCCAGCGAAAGTCGTCGTCACCTTCCAAGGGCAGCGCATTCTCGGCCCCTTCGGCGAGGGCACCTTCATCGTCATCAAGCGCAACTCGCAACTCTACACCCGCAAGACGGGTGCAGACGGCGAGGGAGCTCGAGCGCGCAGCCAGGACAAGAGCTTCATCGTCGAGGTGACCCTCGGCCAGGCCTCCCTGAGCAACGACACGCTGAGCGACATCGCGAACACCGATGAACTCTCAGGCGGCGGCGTCGGGGTGCTCCAAATCGAAGACCTGAGCGGCACGACGCTCTTTCACAGCGAAGAGGCCTGGATTCAGAAGTACCCCGACACTGAGATGGGTGCCGAGCTTGGCGAGCGCACCTGGCCCTTCGAAGGCGTCAAGGGCGAGATGTACGTCGGCGGCAACCTCGAAGAGTAAGAGTTACCAAAGAGCCGGGTGCAGGCCATTGCGAGACCGGCGTGATGGCAGAAGGGGCATGGACCGCCCCGACTGCCCAGTTCGAAAGGGACCATGGACACGCAAGACAAGGTCATCGACGGTCTGAATTTCTCGGTCACCCAGTTGCCCGGCAGGAAGGGCTCCCGTCTGTTCACGCGCCTGATGCGAGCTATCGGGCCCAGCATCGGCCTGGCGCTCGGTGAGGTAGGCGAAGGCGTCACCAGCATTGCCGACCTCGACGTCTCCAAGGTGATGGCGGCGCTCGGCAAGTCGCTACCACGGCTGGTTGAAGACCTGAAGCCAGAGGAAATCGAAGGCATTCAGGACGCACTCTTCGAGACGGCCTCGGTCGACATCGACGGTCGCCGCTTTCAAGTGAAGGACAAGTTCGACGTCATCTTCAAGGGCAAGCCCCTGGCCGTCTACAAGCTCATGTATTTCGCCATCGAGGTGAACTTCGGTTTTTTCGGCGAAGGGGGCCTCGGGTCCCTCGTCGAAAAAGTAAGGTCGTCGCTCTCCGCCTCGGCGAAGACGTCTCCCGAGACTGGCCCTTCTGGCGACTCGTCTTCGACCGCATAGCCACCCTCGAAGAACTCGATCGCCACTGGAGCCTGCAGGAGGTCATGCAGGCCAATGACGCGCTCGACGCCATCGAAGAGGCTCGTGCCCCCGATGCAACGAAGCCGCCTCAGAAGTAAGGTGGATTCATGATCGTCCGCGAACTCATCGCCAAGCTGGGCCTCGAAGCCGACCTGGGCGACTTCGTGAAGGCGGACCTCCTCTTCTCCAACCTCCATAAGGGGCTCGAGAAGCTCAGCGAAAAGGTCATCGACTTCGCCAAAGAGATGGCAGCGCTCATTCCTGAGACCGCTGCCGAGGCCAAGGCGCTCGACACCGTCGCTCAGAAGACAGGGCTCTCGACCACCGCCATTCAAGAACTCAGCTACGCGGCCGAGCGCTCCGAGTCGTCGGCGGGCACGCTGATCATGGGCCTGACCGTGCTCTCGCGGAAGATGGCTGCCGCGCGAGACGGGTCGAAAGAGGCGGCCGAGTCGTTCGCAGGCATCGGGGTGAAGATCACCGACGCCAGCGGCGAGCTCCGCTCGAGCGAAGACGTGCTGCTCGACGTCGCGGAGCACTTCCACGGGCTCGAAGACGGCTCGGAGAAGTCGGGGGCGGCCTTCAAGCTGTTCGGTCGGCGCGGCATCGAGCTCATTCCGACCCTCAACGCCGGTCGCGAAGGCCTCGCGAAGATGCGTGAGGAGGCCCACACCCTCGGCAAGGTGCTCGACGAGAAGGCGATTCAGGCCGGCGTCAAGATGTCAGAGGCCCTCGAAGACCTGCACCACGCCGCCGAGGGCGTTAAGAAGCAGTTCGCTGCCGCTCTGCTCCCAGGCGTCGCCGACCTCGTCAAAGAGTTCGCCGAGTGGCGAGTCGAGAACCAGAAGATTCTTCGACAGCGGCTCGTGCAGTTCGCCCAGGGGCTGGCGGGGGCCTTCAAGGTGGCCGTCACCATCTTCAAGCAGTTCGTCACCACCGCGAAGGCGCTGAACGCGGTCATCAAGGCTGCGGCCGAGCACCTGCGCTTCTTCGCCATCATTCTCGGTGGGGTGGTGCTGGCGGCCCTCATCGCCAATGCCGGTGCCATCGCGCTCAACGTCTCCTGGTACGCCGCCCTCGGCATCGGGGCTGCTCTGGCGGGCGTGCAAGCAGCTGCAGCCTGGCTCGCTGCAGCCGCGCCAATCCTGGCCGCCACAGCAGCCTTCGTGCTGCTCGCCTTGGCGCTCGACGACGTCTGGGGCTACCTCAACGGGGAAGACTCCCTGCTCGGCGACTTGCTTCCCGCCTGGCGCGTGTTCATCGCCGACTTCATCAAGCCGCACGAAGGCGACCCGTGGTGGCTCAAGGCCATTCGCATGCTGGCCTACGAAATCGACTCAGTCTCCACGGTCGTCGGGTACCTACTTCAGCAGTTCGCCGAACTTCCGAACGCCCTGGCCACCCTCCGCGATGACTTCCAAGAATTCTGGGCCGGCCTGGGCGAGGCGGCCCAAGCAGCGGCGAAGGTCGCGCTCAAGAGCCTCACCTTCGGCATCGGAAACTACGCCGACGTGGGCTCCCTCCTGTCGGCCCCGTTCTCCTCGAGCCCCTCAGTCGCCGCCTCAGACGCGGCGGGTGGTCGCGGCGGAGTGACGTCGAACCTGCAGATGAACATTCAGCAGTCCCAGGGAGAGGACGGCGAAGCCTTCGCTCGCCGGGTGGCGAGGCTCGTCAATGAGCACCACAGCACGCTGCTCCAAGAAGCCCAGGGAGGCCTCTGATGCCATTCATCGACGGCCAGCTTGTTCGGTTCACCGACAGCGTCACCGGCAACTTCTGGGACGTGGACGTTTCCGTCACTCAGAGCCACGACCTCACAATCGACCTGACCGACTTCCCGGTGGAGCGCGGCGTCAACATCACCGACCACAAGCGCAGGAAGCCCGACACCGTCAAAGTCGAGGGGTTCATCTCCAACGCGCCTGCCAGGAAGGTCGAGGACCTGGGGGTCGGGTACTACCGGCGCGGGAAAGACGCGTACGACTTCATTCGGAACCTCGCGGAGTCGGCGGGGCTCGTCACCATCACCACGAAGCTGCGCACGTACAGCAACATGGCGCTGGCCTCACTCTCCACACCAGTCACCGCAGCCCAGGGTGATGGCCTCACCTTCACGGCGACCTTCAAAGAGATTCGGGTCGTCGAGAACAAGACAGTCATCGTCACCACGCGCACTGCTGGCGGTCAGAAGAAGTCCGACAAGGGGAAGCTCGCGACCGAGACCAAAGAGGCCGACTCCAAAAAGAAAACGCTCGCGAAGCACTTCGACTCTGCGACCGGCAACTACCTTCGAGACACGGCCCGCGGGGCTCTCCTGCGGCTGATCAACTGAAAGGCCCGCCATGCTCGTGCTTCCGCTGCCCACAGGCAACCCGTACTTCTCGGTCGACGTCGAACTCGACACGCTCAACTATGTTCTGGAGTTCGCCTGGAACGAGCGGGCGAGCGCCTGGTTCGTTTCCATGACAACCAGTGGCGGCGACGTCATCTTCAGCGGGCGAAAGCTGGTGCTCGACTGGCCGCTCTGGTTTCGAGTCGTCGACAACCGGCTCCCCGGAGGCATTCTGCTCGCCACTGACACCAGTGGAGTCGGGCTCGAGGCTGGGGTGAATGACCTCGGCGCTCGCGTCGAGGTGGCCTATGTCACCGCCGAAGAGGTGCTCGCGCTGTGAAGCTGTTCGCTCGCACGGCTGTCGTCATTGTCGACACGGTGCGGGTCGAGAACCTTCGTGTGTCGTTCAAGGTTCATAAAGACGGCACCGGCAAGCCGAACACGGCGGAGGTGACCATCTTCAACCTCTCCGACGCGACCCGGAGTGTCGTCGAGAAGAAGGGCGCGCCGCTCATCGTACAGGCCGGCTACGGCGGCCAGAACACCACGCTGTTCAGCGGTCGCGTTCGCACCTGTGACCACACGCGAAAGAACGCCGACTGGGAGACTGTGCTCAAGAGCGGCGACGGCGAGCAGGAGTTGAAGTTCGCTACGATTTCGAACTCCTGGCGGCCGGGCGTGCCTGTGACGGCGGTGATCAAGGCGTTGGTCGCCCAACTAGGGCTCGACCCTGGCGACTCGGCGACGGTCTATGGAGTCATCACAGGCACCTACCTCAACGGCTGCACGCTCCACGGGCCCGCACGCCAACACCTCTCCGAGATTCTCGGGGCCTACGGCTTCGACTGGAGTGTGCAGGACGGGCGGGTGCAAGTCGTCAAGCGCGGGCAGGCGTCGGTCGACGCCGTGGTTGAACTCAGCCCAGAGTCTGGCCTGCTCGGCTCCCCGACCCACGGCACTGGCACCAAGGCCAGCCAAGTCTCGTTCGAGTCGCTGCTCCAGGCGATTCGACCCGGCCAGCGAGTGAAGCTCGTCTCGAGGTCAGTCAACGGGCTCATGCGAGCTCTCATCGTCGACCACGAAGGCGACACCCACGGCACCGACTGGAAAACGAAGGTCGAGGCGGCTCCGCTATGACTCTCCCAGTGCCCACCAGGCGACCAGGGCTCGCCCTCGTCATCGACAACGCCATCAGCACCAGGCTGCTCGCTGTACACACGGGCCTGCCCGGCAAAATCGTGGCCTGGGACCCGGCCTCGCAGTTGGCCGACGTGAAGCCGCTGGTGCAGGCCTTTGAACTCCAGCCCGATGAGACCTACGCGCTGAAGCCGCTGCCCGTCATCACGAGCGTGCCCTTCGTCTTTCCAGGCAACGGCCTCATGGGCGTCACCTGGCCCGTGGCGGTGAATGACCTCGTCTGGCTGAAGTTCAGCGAGGCCAGCATCGACGGCTACATGCAGAGCGGCCAGGACTCCCAGCCCATCGACGCAGGGAGGTTCGGTCTCTCCGGGTGCGTGGCCGAGCCTGGGCCGCGCCCCCGTAGCGCCCCGCTGCCCACGCCTGACCCGAGCGCCATCTTCATCGGCCAATACGGCACGGTGGCCGACTACGTCGCGCTGGCGGCCAAGGTGGACGCTCAGTTTGCTGCGCTGCAGGTGCTGTTCAACGCCTTCACGCCAACGGGCACGACGGCCGACGGGCCGGCCCTCAAGACGCTCATGACTGCGCTGATCGCCACAGGCTGGCCGCTCACGACCGCCTCGACCACAGTGAAGGCTTCGCAGTAGAACCACACCATGGCCAACAGCGCGCTCGCCATCGACACCGTGACCGGAGGCCTTTCGCGGGTCGGCGGTCGGTTCGTGCGCGTCACCGATGCCACCTACCAAGCGCAGCAGATTCGCTCAGTTCTGCAGTTCTTTCTCGGCGAGTGGTACCTCGACGTCACGGGCGTCGGCGTGCCCTACTTCCAGAGCATTCTAGGGAAGAAGGCGAACGACCTCGACGGCATCAGCGACATCTACCGCACCGCGCTGCTCGGCCTCGTTTTCATCGCCAGTGTCGACTCCATCAGCCTTGACCTCAGCGCTTCAACACGTCGACTGACTGTGACCGTCGGCGTCACCAATACCGACGGCGTCAAGCTCGCCGACTCATTCGAGGTGCCAGTATGACGACGACGTACGGCGTCACCGCCACAGGCTTCGTGCTGAAGGACCTCGACACCATCAAGACCTCGCTCGAGGACCGCTGGCACCAGGAATTCGGTGCCGACGCCGACGTCACGCCCCAGAGCCCCGACGGGCAAATCATCGGCATTCTCGCCGAGCGCATCTTCGAACTCTGGCAGTTGGCGCAGGCCGTGTACGCCAGCGCCGACCCCGACCAGAACAGCGGCGACGCACAGGACGCCATCTGCGCCATCACTGGCACGCTGCGCACCCCCGCCTCTCAGTCGACCGTCGACATCACCGTGTGCTCTGACGCCGGGGGCACGGCGCTCGCGAGCGGTCGCGTGTTCAGCATTCCAGGGGCGCTCACCAAGTTCGAATCATTGGCGCTCGCCACCACCGTCATCGCCACCCAGTACAGCACGCTGGCTGCCGCGCACGTCGCCGCCAAGGGCGACCGGGTTTGGACGAACCCCAGCGGCTCCATCTTTCACGTGTACGAGTGCGTCGTTTCGGGTGCCATCACGCCCACCACGCCCGTC